ATATCGGACAGATCATGGGGGCATTGAAGAAAAAATATGGAGCCGCCGTTGACATGAAGGCCGCTTCGATGATTGTCAAATCTGTCCAAAAGGAAGAAAAATAAAAGGGGGGCTTTGGCCCCCTTTTTTCTTGACTCTTTTCCGCGAATCGCCTATAGTAAAGATGTAAGGAAAAGAGAGAGAGAGAGAAATGACAAACCGACCGACAAGCGTTCCGAATAACGTAGCGTTCGAAGAAATCTTCGGCCCAAACGACGACTTCAATCTGGACCCCGATGCCGTGGTATACGAGTTTATCACGAGTGGCGGATCGACCACCAGCGAAGAAATCGACCAAGAGATTGACGCTGGCACTTGGAGTGTTGACAGCATCTATACCGAAATGCTCGAAAATTGGGTGATTTGGGTTGACCTGACTGACCTTCGGGAAGCTATCGTGGACTTCTTCGAAACCCGCCCCGACCGCGAACAGTGAAAGGAAATATAATGGCAATGCTAACATCATCAGAGGCCCGAGGTATCGCGTCTGCCCTTTGGGGAAAGGTGAACAACACCTATCGGACAAACACCAAAGGTGGGTTTGCATACTCTTGCGAGGGACATGGGGGGTTTATCGTGTCTGCTGATTCGGTGAACCATCACTCTTGGATCGAGAAATATGTTTCCAAACAGTCGGCTATCCGCTACACCAACGAGCGTACCGGAAAATCCTCGCTGATGCATCCGTACCGCACGCGCAGTACGCGGATGACGTACACAAAGACCGAGACCGTCGAATTTTTTGTCTTCGAGGAAGACTGCGATTTCTCGGTGGCAGTCATTCTTGGGGTAAACCTTCTCAAGAACCGCATTTCGATGGAAAGTGCCCGAGACAGTTTTTGGGCTTGGCATGACGAGGAAAATCCGGTTGTCCAAAATCGGATCGAGATTGATCGCAAGCGCAAAGAGGGTGATGACGATTTGATCGTTTCCGCTCTTAGACAGGACGATGGAAACACCCTTGTCTGGACCGCTTCAAACGATAAGTACATCGTGAGCGGGTATGGCGACTCTCGGGATCAGTACGGAACCCCGTATCTCTCCAACTGTGAAATTTTGGAAAGGGTACACGCAGCATGATTAACATCAAACAAATGCTGGAACAGCAAATGGAACAGTGGGAAAGCTTGGGGGTCCGGCCCCAAACTCTTGACAAGTTTGTTTTGGAGAAAGGGAAAGTTTATCAAAAAATCACGCCTTGGCGGGGAGACCCCCTAAAGCCCAAGGCGTGCTTTGAAAATGCCGCCAAGGTCGTGATGTTATCCCCAAAAGAGTATACATACGCAGAAGGTGTCATGATGATGCCGAACATTCCTCTGAGTATCCACCACGCTTGGCTTGTGGACAGGTCTGGAAATGTGGTGGACCCAACGATTAAGGACAATCGGGGCTATCAATACATGGGGTGCGAATTTTCGTCTGACGAGGTTATGCGAGAGTTGGTGGAAAATGGGTATTACGGGCTTCTGATGCCCGATGGTATCAGGCCAAACAAAAAGCTTATGAGGAATTACAAAAAATGAAATTTGCGGTATTCGCATATGACAGATTGAATGGGTCTGTCCAACCGATCATGGTGACGAACATCAAGTCACATGCACACAAGACCATTAAGGATTGCCGGAAGGCCCACACCGAAGCCTGCAAAAAGTACGGTGTGGACGAATTTATCACATACTATTTTGAGGAAAGGGATACTACAGATGCAGCAAAAAATTGAGTCAATTGCAAAACTTGCCCATAATGTAAACCGTGTCTATTGCCAGAGTATCGGGGATTACAGCCAACCTGATTGGAACGACGCGCCCGCTTGGCAAAAAACATCAGCTATTGATGGAGTCAAATTTCATCTTGACAATCCCGATTCCGGTCCCGAAGCCAGCCATGAAAACTGGATGAAGGTCAAGGTCGAGGATGGGTGGGTTTATGGACCCAAAAAAGACCCCGTTGAAAAGACACATCCTTGTATGGTGCCGTTTGATGAATTGCCCAAAGAGCAACAGGTAAAAGACAAACTTTTTGTGGCGGTCGTACATGCAATGAAGTAATCGAAACCTGTAAAAAAATGCTTGACTTCTGACTCCGAATCACCTATATTAAAGATGAAAGAGAGAGAGAGAGAGGAAGAAATGGCAAAGACAATAGTCTATATCAGCACTGGCCGCAAATCGGCCATGCGCACCCTTCGGGTTTGCACGATTGGTAAGCGTGTTTACCGGGACCGCTACGTTCGTAACCTGTCCCGCGATGCCGAGACCGCCGTCGAAAAGGCGCGGGCCTACTACGAAGATGTGAAGGCCAGCATGAAAGGTGAGGTCATTTTTGACCCCAACGGCAGCACAATCGAGTTGAACGGGTGGGGCGAGAACATGACCGACAATCTGAGCGAAGCGCAACTCTACTACCTGCGCAAGCTTGAGGTTGGCGTCATGCCCTTCGGCAAGTACGTCAACTACAAAATCACCGATCTGCCTGACGGATATGTGATGTACTTCGCAAAGCAAGAGGGCGAAGGGATCGTCGGAAAGGCCCTGATCGACCTGATGGTTGACGAGGCCAACGAACGGAACCTCTTTGAAAAAGAGGAAGAACGTCTGGCCCAGATCGAGGCCGAAAGGGCCAAATCGGAGTTTTTCGGAGAGGTCGGCCAGCGCGGAAAGATGCGCTTCACCGTCCGCAAGACCCTCGCTTTCGACGGGTACTACGGGACCGTGAACATGATGATCGGGAAGGACGAAAAGGGTCGGACCATCGTCTACAAGGGCACGAAGCGGTTCAACGAAGGTGATCTGGTCGAAATGGTCGCCACCATCAAGGACCACAACGAGTACAAGGGCGAAAAGCAGACCATTGTGAACCGCCCCGCCAAGGTCACGATCATCACCCAAGAAGAATTGGAGGCTGCGTAAGCGGCCTTCCCGAAAAGGAAAATCACATGCAAAGAAAAAAATGGGTTATCTCAGACACGCACTTTCAGCACGCCAATGTGCTGAATTTCACCGACGACCAAGGAAACAAGGTGCGTCCGGGGTTTGACAGCGTTCAAGACATGGACGACTACATGATCCAGATGTGGAATCAGACCGTTGCTCCGAACGATTATGTCTACCACTTGGGCGATGTGATGTTTGGCAACAAGGCAAGTGGCCTGAAAATCATCGACAAGCTGAATGGCCAAAAGCGTCTGATTCTTGGAAACCACGACTGTATCCGTACCCTGTCGGGTAAGAACGACAACGGCAACTGGATTTTCAAGAAAGTCGATATTTGGAAGGTCATGGGAGACCGGGGAATTATCTTCTCCCACGTCCCGCTGCACCAAGACACGCTCTTTCGCGGTGATCCGACAAAAAGTCGCCGTCTCATCAACGTGCATGGCCACATCCACCAGAATGACGCTGCGCCGGATTTCTACATCAACGTGTGTGTGGAAAAGACCGGGTACACGCCGGTTGATCTGGATATGCTGACAGATGTTGCCCGCCAGATGCAGAAGAAGAATGGATGAGGGGGTTTCCCCTCATCTTCCCAATGTGGAGAACATAATGATGGATAAGAAATCTTTTGAAATCACCAAAAAAGAAGCCGAGAGGATTCTAGACGCCCTTGAGTTGGCTGCAACTTGGGACAAAACACAAATCTACTACAAACTGAAAGACTGGTTGGATGAAACAGATTGAAATCTATATGAAGCGGATCATGGACGAGAATCCAAATATGATGGTCGCGTACTACCTCATGTGTTCTTACGCCTATTATGAGAGAGATTCGCCTATCGTATCAGACGCATTTTTTGACGATATGGCAAAAAGGCTATTGGCCGAGTACGACACCCTGACACACTGGCACAAAAAGTATGTCACCAAAGACATGCTAAGGGCCGGAACATACAGCGGAAGCTATCCTCCAATCGTGGAGGGCGCGCTCGATAGCCTATTGATGAAATTTGGGATTAGATGAATGTTTTGTCGCATAGACAGGACTGCCATGAGAATCCAAGTAATAATGGAGAAATACCGTTTTGAGTTTGGCAGCAATGATATATCTACAGCTTGGAGAACAAATGCCAGAGGATGCTCCCGATGAATGGTTTGCACCAAAGCATGACCCCAAAGTAGATGAAATTGGAGAGAATGCGTCCGCGTTTCTTGAAAGCGCAAGGAAAATCCGAGACAGAATCTCGAAATTACCGCCTGAGACAGACGAAAAGGACATTCAAACTGTCTTTTACGATGAAGCAAAGGCTGCAATGGGAACGGACAAGGCGAGTATAAGGAAATTCTTTTCATACCTATATGCCTTGATGTTCAAAAAAGAATCGGGGCCAAGGTGGGGGCAGTTTGTTGCCATTGTAGGAACCGAGGAATTTGTCAAAATGATGGAGGAAAGAATTGATGGAATATGAAAAAAAATGTGCCGTATGGTGTGGTGCGGGATGCACCCAAGAAGCCTATGACCGGGCTGTGAGAGAGGCCGCTGATCTGGCAGAAATCATGAACGAAGGTCTGGACGATTCGGCGTGGTGCCCGAATGTCTGGGAAAATATGGGGTGGTACTACTCTGTCAATAATGGTGATTATTCAATCTCTCCCGGCACGAGGTTTTCCCACATTATTCCGAATTGGGAAATTGATGGCTACTGGTGCTACTATAAGCGCGGTGGATTCAAGTCAACTAGAGGCGATACCCCCCAAGAGGCCCTTGGAAAAATGGTAGAGCAAGTCTTGGACGAGGTAGCAAAGCTTGAAGAAATCAAAAATATTGCTCTAAACATGCAAAAAAAGCTTGACTCCTGACGCCGAATCACCTATATTAAAGATGAGAGGAAAGAGAGAGAAAGGAACAAAGACATGAGGGCCGCACTATTAGCAATGGCACTATTTCTCACAGCAGCATTGATCTGGATGATGCCTGCAATCGCATTCGTTGCATTGACACTTCACTAGTGATCTGCTAGACAAGAAACCGAAAGAAAGGATAGAATGATGGAAAAGACATTCACGAACATCAAGAACCTCCCCGAAGGAAAATACTTCACAGAGACCGGATACAGCCAATCCTACCCGTGGGTCGAAATCAAGCGCACGGCCAAGACCGTCACGCTGGCAAAGGTCAACATCGCGCCAGACCCTGAATGGAAGCCGGAAATGATTCCGGGAGGGTTTTCGGCCCATTGCACAAACCAGTCGGATCAGACATGGCTCTATGATGGGTACGATATGTCCAACACGCGGACCATTCGGATGACCAAAAAGGGGTGGGCACACAAAGGCACCCGGTACATCGAAGACCGTGCTGTGGAGTTTTACGACTACAACTTCTAGAGAGGGAGTGGGGGCAGGAATGCCCCCATCAATCATGAGACAATTGACAAAAGACTATGTGGAGTTCTATGCCAGACAGGTGTTATCAAATGTGCGCGCGAGCGGATACCCTGATGCGGTCATAGATGAATATTACACCACCGGAGACATTATCGGGAATGAAGACAGCGGAGAGTCAATGACAATCCAAATCTCCATCGACATGGGAAAAAAAAGGAAGCGTAAAATGAAAGACCTACAGATCGCGTTTGCTCTAAGCGTATTTTTTGGGGGCTTATCATTGCTACTTTGTCTTGGATTACTTTTGTGGCCGACAATCCTATGACATACTCGGAGTACATCAACAACCTGCTAGAAACCCTACGGCCCGATGACGATAACCGATGGATTGACATTGACATTGATGGGCCGAACATGGTTATCTACCGTGAAAACGAATCTGACGTTCTAATTTCAAAGGAATGGGTGTTCGAACATTTAGAAGGAAAATGAGCATGACAAACGAAACAAAACGCAAGCGCGGTCGCCCGAGCATTCTTGACAATGAAAATGCTCTGTATGATGCACTGATCGCGATTCGTGATACACCAGATCACGAAAATTACACAGTATCAAAATACTTAATCAAGAAGCTTTTGAAAAATGGATACCTGACCGAAGGCACGCCAATTCCTACCAAAGCCCATCCCCGAAAAAGGTATGTTTCGACAAGTAAGGCGGACGCCCTTATGAACAAAATAGGTTTGGGAAGGGCCTAAATAACAGGGATAACAGGTAGGCGGGAGTCGAAAAATGGCAAAAAAATCTAAAAAAGACCCGATGAAAAACTATAGGGTGGATTATTCCTACAAAGGCAGGGCGGGTTTGTTGGAGGTGAAATACACTTTCCACTTCGGAAAAACCCTGTCAGTAACAGCAGAAACCACAAGCACAAAAAAACCAGCACTAGGGTTTGAATATGTGGCGAAACCTAACATTAACGCGATTGCTCTTGAATCGCCAGAGTTTAGGGCGTCCTTGATGGTTCACCGAGACGGCGGCTTTTCAGTGTCTAAGCGAGGAATCTTCGACCTTTTGAATACAACGAAAAACACCCTTGTCTTCCATGGTCCAAATTTAGCGAAAATTATGTTTATAGATGAGAACGGCAATGAGGACCCCCATGGGGCAGCAACCTAAACCAATCAACGAAAATGGGTCATGGTTCCCTTTGGTGATAGCAAGAGAATATGGGATCAATACCCATAACCGACCAAACTCGCTATTGGGCGGAAAATGGTTTGTGTGGGTAGAGAAGGACCAAAAATGAATAGTGACATAACGGAAGCCAGAGACCTTTGGCGACTGATTGACTCCATACAAAAAACTCAAGCCTTTGTGTCACCAGAAGTCGAAAAAACGATTGTTGACATTCAACGGCGGTACTGCCCAAACCCGTCCCGTAATGGGTTTCATGAAATGTATGGCGACAAAGACGGCAGCGTGTGTAGAGCATGTGGATATAGGAGAATGAAAGAATGAAATACAGATTTGTCGGAGACGTTCACGGCAAGTACACCCGGTATGTCGATGCGATTCAGGGGTGCGAGAGGTCTATTCAGGTAGGCGATTTTGGAATGGGTTTCGGCCCGACACAGACCCTAGAGGAAACGGTTTTCAAGGATGGAAACCATCGGTTCATTCGAGGCAACCACGATTCGCCTGCTATGTGCGCGCTATCGCGGGGTTGGATTGATGACGGGACTGTGGAGGATGATATGATGTTTGTCGGTGGCGCATGGTCTATTGACTACGCACGACGAATCCCCGGACTTGATTGGTGGCCCGACGAGGAATTGTCTCAGGAACGGCTTTATGAAATTGGCCATCTATACTACAACGTAAAACCAAAGGTGATGGTGACGCATGACTGCCCGCTTTCTGTATCAAAGAAGTTGTTCGTTGATCGGGGGCTTGGTCTTGGCACGAAGTCCATCCCCACAAGAACCGGGCAGGCGTTCGAATCTATGTTTAAGGATCACAAGCCAAAGCTTTATATTTTTGGTCATTGGCACAACGATGTTGATGAGGTTATCGACGGCACGCGATTCATTTGTTTGAATGAATTAAGTTTCGTAGACATAAATATAGAAACTTACGAGGTAATCTGGCCCGCAGGCCACAAACTAAGGACTTAACCTTTACAATTATCAAAGTGCCATCTTTTCATTGCTCTGTATTGACCAGATTTTCCGCACTTTGGGCAAATGCAATTATTATTAGGATGATTCCCATCAGAAATTCTTTCATTGTAAACTCTTTTACCTCTTTCTTTGCTATGGGCACCTATAAGTTTTTTACTTTCCGCAGAATGTTTCCTGCCATAAAAAGAATTTGTTTCACCTCTTTGTCTAATAGCTGCCGCCGCTGACATTTTTCTTCTGGTTTCTTCTGTTACAAATTTACCCTTATTATTGATGTGGTCCCATCCGCCATCACCACTTTCTTCTTTTAGATTTGCCCACTCGCTAGATTTTACAACATTCCACAGTTTACTAAAAAACAAACCCGTTTCTTTTATTTCTTTTTCATTTTCAGTTGATAATAATATTTCAGTCGTATAATCGCTGCCATGTTTTTTGAGATGTCTTTTCCAATATTTTCCAGAGCCACTATATTTGTGAGGGTCTTTAGATGTTGTTTTTCCCAGATATTTTAAGCCAGTTTCGTTGTGTGTTTTTACATATAAATAATACGTCATTGCTGGAACTCCCTATGTTTCTAGAATGGTTGGGATGCCTGCCAAGAAATCCGCGAACCATATGTATTTATAGAAATACTATTTTCGGTCATTGGCACAACGATGTTGATGAGGTTATCGACGGCACGCGATTTATCTGCCTTGGAGAATTGTCAGTAATGGATATGGAGATTGTATAATGCAAATCAGATGGAATGAAATACAGTGGGGGGAGGACAGCTATGTTTCTTGGTTTGACCTACCCGCCAAACCTGAACACAGAGCCTTGGGATACGAAATGTATCAATTTGGTGATGGTAAGCGTCACCATTGGCTCTGCCTATGGTTTTTCAATATGGGGTTTTCGGTATGATTAGAGTGTATGGTATTGCGGACTGCAAATGGTGCGACAAGGCCAAAGAATTTCTTGATGATGTTGTAGGAAAAGACCACTACACATACATTGAGGTAAACGACAGGGATACCGCCCGAGAATTTCGAGAGACATTTGAAGGGGCCAAAACCTTCCCGCAAATCCTTTGGGGAGACAATAAAATTCCGGGGTATGAGGCTCTTGTGCGAAAAGTTGAAAATGAGAGGGGCGACATTTTGTTCGTTCTGAGCGAGAGACGTGTGCCCATCAAATTCATGAAGACTAACGGGGAGGTCACAGAAAGAACCGTGACTTTACGAAAATCCGATCTGCCCATAAAGGACTTGGCAACGGATTATGTGATCGTGGACGCCAAACAAAAAACAAAGGTCAATGTGTGGTCGGTCACGGATGATGGGTGGCGATCATTCAATTGGGCCAACCTGCGACAATTTGGAAACAGAAACCTACCATATGGAGTATGATAAGATGAAAATCAATGTCAAAAAAAAGAACACTGAAATGTCAGTCGATCAAATCGTGGAAATGATTGAGAGAGATAGAAAAACCAGCAACATGATCTTTGCAACACCTGACGCGAGCGATGTTTTGTGTCTGGTGTGCGCAAATGATCCGGGTCCAAGAATTTTTGGGGCCGTATCACTATTCAGCCTTGATGCCACGTCATATAAAGAAACTGAGTATACAGGAATGGAAGGAATTTTTGAAATGGGCGACACTCTGCGTAATGTGGTTGAAACCCTTCTTGAATGGGGTTATTTACCGCAGCCGGATGCGGTCATTGAATTGGATATGTGACAAGATGGAAAAAAATGAGTTAAGTAAAAACGCCCGAGGCGGGACAGAATTGATGATGGAACGGCTGTATAACAGCCTTCCATCTGACCTTTTGGCCAAATTTCAGATCATTCCAAGTCGTGTCCGAGACCTTGATCCTGATAGAAAAAAGGTGTTGTGGCTTCATGATCTACCCACAGACCCCGAAGCCAGTCACCTGAAAAATGGTGGCTGGGAGGTATATGACGCTATCGTTTTTGTCTCTAGCTGGCAACAGCAAATGTTCAATACCATTTTGGGTGTGCCCTATTCGAGCGGAACCATCATTCAAAATGGTATCATTCCGATAGAAGAACATGACAAATCCATCGAAAATGACGAGCCAATCAGGCTCATGTATTTTTCGACGCCTCACAGGGGGCTTGATGTGGCATTCCTCGCATTTCAGGAATTGGCAAAGCACCATAATATCGTCTTTGATGTGTTTTCATCCTTCGATCTGTACGGGTGGGGAGAACGCGACAATCAACACCGAGAATTGATTGATGAATTAAAGGCACATCCTAAAGTCAACTATTCGAAAAGTGTTTCCAACGAGGTCATTCGAGAGAAGCTGAAAACATCGCACATCCTAGCATATCCTTCGACATGGCCAGAAACCTCTTGTCTGTGTCTGATCGAAGCCATGAGCGCAGGACTGGTATGTGTCCATTCTAATCTTGGGGCATTGCCCGAAACGTCTATGGGACGCACAGCAATGTACGGATACACAGAAGACAAGGCACGCCACATAAACGATTTTACACATCTCATGGATAATGTCTTGACAACACTCAGAGAAAATCCCCAGAAGGTCGCTCCCCACACAAAGCTGGCAAAGTTGTGTGCTGACGATCTTTACAACTGGACGTTGATTCAACAAAGATGGAAAAATCTCTTGACAAGCCTCTTGTGATATGCAATAATAAGTAAGAATGGAAAAGTGAGAGGAAAATATGGCTAAGGCAACAAAACGCAAGGCGCCGCGCTCCTACGAGGAACGCCATGTTGGGTCAGAGATTACTGACTGGACTGGCATTGAAACAGAGCCAATGACGGTGTATAATCAACTTCGTCATTACAACTATTTCTATACCCATAAGGACGCAAAGAAGTGGGTCAAGAAGTGGGCCAAGGACAACAAGAAAAAGGAAGTTTATTCTGCGCTGGGCAACGTAGAAGATTGGAGGGTCTCGATGACCGTTGGCGGTCTTGCCCGTATCATGACAAACGGGGGCGCTCTATCGAAAAAAGACAAGGCGTTCTTCGAGAAGAACATCAAAGAAATCATCGAAATTTCCAAGAAGAAAAAGGCGGACAACAAGACCACAAAGCCCAAAAAATCACCGGCAGATGTTATCAAAGAGGCCGCTTCGGACTTCATCGCAGAGGTCGAGGTTATCGTGGATTCCTATGACCCAAAACGCCATAAGGAAGGGATGAAATTCTCTCTGTATGGCATGATGCAGGAAAAAAATGTCGTGTATAAGGTCGCAAAGGCGACACATGATTATTACAAGCCCATCTATGATGAGGTCAACGAATACATCGAAACGAAATGTCCCGATCTGAAAGAAGGGTACGCCCATCTTGGGGTCACAAACGCCAAGAAGTACCGGACTTTTCTGAAAAAGATTCTTGACGAGTCGCAGAATTACATGAGCGGCAAACTGTCTGCCCGGAAGCCAAGGAAAAAGAAATCCAAGTCGGCAGCTTCGAGGGTCGCAAAGGTCAACTATTTGGAAACAGACAGCGATCTGCAAATCACGTCCACAAATCCTGAGAAAATCATTGGTGCATCTGAGGTGTACCTTTTCAACACGCGATACCGGACTCTGACAAAGCTGGTCTCTAAGGGCGGTGGATTTGATGTTAAGGGCACGACTGTCCAGAATATCGAAGAAGCCAAGAAAAAGACCATCCGTAAGCCCAAGGAATTTTTCACCAAATTCATGAAAGCTGGTAAGGTCTCGGCTCGCCGTCAAATGAAGGGTCTCAAGACGAAGGAAGCCGACAGCACGGGCCGGATCGGTAAGGACACCCTGATTGTGAGGGTGTTCGCATGATCCTTGTCGATATGAGTCAGGTGATGGTTTCAAATCTCATGGTGCAGCTTGGAAACCATCAGAATGCCCCGCTGGACGAAAACATGCTTAGGCATATGTTTCTCAACACCCTGCGAAAGAATCGCAAAAAGTTTTCGAAGCAGTACGGCGAAATCGTTCTGTGTCTTGACGACCGAAAAAGCTGGCGATATAACACCTTCCGATACTACAAATCAACCCGAAAATCTGATCGAGAAAAATCTGATTTGGATTGGGGTTATGTCTTCGACATATTCTCTAAAATCTCGACCGAGATTGACGAAAACTTCCCATACAAAGTCTTGAAAGTACCCGAGGCGGAAGCGGACGATATTATCGGAACGATTGTGAGTACCGAGACCGACAAAGAATTTCTAATCCTGTCCGGCGACAAGGACTTCATTCAACTGCAAAAGTACGGCAACGTGCGGCAGTACAATCCGACGCTGGACAAATGGATAACTCATGATGACCCCGAGCAATATCTGGTGGAGCATATCTACAAGGGGGATGCAGGAGACGGTATCCCAAACGTCATGACCGAAGACAGCTTCTTCGCCACAAAGCAAAGGGGCGAACGGCAGAAACCGATTACAAAAAAGCGGATGGAAGAAATGGCGAATACTAATGACAGTACGCTGATACGTCGAATAAATAGAAACGCGACCTTGATTGATTTGGAAAATACGCCCCAAAAAATTAAGGATGAATGTATGCGCCAGTTTCATCTTCCGCCAAAAAAGAACGGGCGGATGATCCGAGCGTATTTAACCGAGCACAGGCTTAGAGACCTACTGAAAAACATAGCGGAGTTTTAATGGAAACCTACACAAAATCAATCGCAGAAATCCTGAAAGAAGTTGCGGCCAAGCCCGACAAGAAATCCAAAGTCGAGTGTCTTAGGGGATACTACAACACAAAGGCGAGACAGCCTCTAAAGATCATCTTGTCCTTGATGTACGATAAGCGAGGCTACAGCTTTGATCTGAGCGAAAAGAAGCCCAGTTACAGGGCGTCACCATATTCAAACAATACAGGACTACTCTATGGTAACGTCAACAAACTGAGGTATCTTTTGAAGGATTCTGGACTGTCTCAAATCAAAAAAGACCGGATTTACACAGACATGCTTGAAAGCGTGTACTATGAGGATGCCGAGTTGCTGATTAACATGGTTGCGCAGCGCGCCATAAAAGGGATCACAAAGCCGGTCATCACCGAGGCCACGGGTATTGAGTTTACGAAATGAGAAGAAAGTGGACTAAAAAAGACCTGATGGATTGGGAGGACGATGACGACTTCTATGATCGGTTTGTGGACGAAAAAAAATCGCCCCGTCCACGATGGGATGATGAAGAAGACCGTAAGACAGAAAAAGGTAAAAAAAGTTCTTGACTCTTTCCCGCGAATCACTTATATTAAAGATGTAAGAAAGAGAGGAATACAATGACTGAGAGAATTACACAAACCGCCCTTCTGACGCGCGCACGCGAGACCGCAGAAGAAATCGTAGACTATGCAGAAGGTGACAGGGATGACGCCTTTGACATGATCTATGAAAACTGCGAATGGGATTGGGTCATTTACTACGGAATGGCGCATGATCTGGTTCGTGCCGTTGACATGACCACTCGCGGAAACGCAGAACAATATGTCGAAGAAATGGGGTACGAGACTTCTGGTTACGACGAAATGGCCACGAGGCTTGCATACGCGATTGTCCACAATGCCGTGACAGAAGCGGTCCAAGAAGTCCTTGATGAGAGGGAGGACTCATAAAGTGAACCTTGCGGTAATGGATAGACGGCGAACGGCTTTGATGTTCGCCGCCACTGGAATCGAAACCTCCCTAGAACATATCGAGGAAAATGATCCTGAGAGTGCCTTGAGCATTCTGAATTGGGCGATCAGCATCATGAAAAAAGAATGCCTGTCGGTCGAAGATTTGGCCGACTACACAAACATTGAGTTTATGATGGACCCCGACCATGAAGGCAAAGAACAGATGAAAAGGGTTTCTCATGATCTGCATATGTGGGCACTTGATGAAAAAAGGATTGGGGCTGTTTGAATGTATGTTGATGTTACGGTAGAGGTTGATGTTGACGAGTTTCTTTCTGGCCTAGATGTGCAGGACGCAATAGACTACTACGGCGTGGACACAGTTTTGTCGAACATCGACGCGGACTACGCGATTGAGTTTTTCGATATTGATGGGCCATTTTCAAGGGATCAGGCCAGAACGCTTTTGGAAATCATGGAAAATGTGGATAGTAAGGCGACCCTGAAAAAACGGCACATGAATGACTATAATGAAATTATGAGAACACTGAGAGGAATGACGTGACACTTCGAGAAAAATTGATCTTGGTTGATGTTGATGGGGTATTGTTGGATTGGCAGTACGCCTTTGATAGATGGGCAGAGTCCCATGGATACAAACGACTGCATAACAGTGAGTACGACCTAGAGTCCCAGTACGGCATCGAGAGAGAAGAAGTTGACAAGCTGGTACGAATGTTCAACGAATCTGCGCACATCGCATACCTCCCTCCATTTCGAGACGCGATCAAGTACGTCCGAAAAATTCATGAAGAATTTGGGATGGTATTCTACGCTATCACATCGGTTTCTTCTGATCCATTTGTGGCACGTCTGCGCGAAGACAATTTGAGGCGTGTGTTTGGCGAAACCGCATTTGAGAAGGTTGTGTGTCTGGATACCAACGCCTGCAAAAAAACCTCACTTGTGAAATTTCGAGAAAGTGCTTGTCTGTGGATTGATGACAAGCCCAAAAATGTGTATGACGGAATCATGTACGGACTCGACGGCCTGCTGATGAATCATGAATACAATAGGGGAGTTGAAGGAATTGGAGAAAAAAGAAGGGTAAACAACTGGAAAGAAATTTACAAAATCGTAGAAAGGAATGTGGGATGGAAAGAATGACCCCTTTTGGTCTTATGACAGACGAAGAAAAGAAAGACCTACTATTGGCTGATTACGATAATCAGCCTATTCAAGTTTACTGTAACGAAACATGGGAAAGCAAGCCGATTGGGGAGCCTTTTTATGCCTTTAGGGTATATCGGCTAAAAAAGGAACCGAAATATCGACTCCACATTGGTAGAGTTGAAGGTTACAGAGTAGAGTTTCAGACAAAGGACGGCGTTCCGATGCCCGAAACAGTATCAATTGAAGCATTTTGAAGAAAGGATCAGTAATGGACATAATTCCGCCGTTCGCCTTGGGTGTGATGTTGGGAGGAATGTCAGCCATGACACTTGTGGTTGTATTCTACTACATGCCAAAATTTTTCTACTGGCTAGGTGAACGGCTAGGTGACTTGATTAGTCGGAGGTACTAAATAAAGGCGGGGGAGACCCCGCCTTTAGCATTGGAGGAAACATGCCAAAATACACTTTCTGGAATACCATGAGTGACGAGTATGAGGATAGGTCAATGTCTTACAAGGACTTGGACAAATTTCTCGAAGACAACCCCCACCTAACACAAACTCTATCGACCCCGGCTTTTGGTCATGCCGAGAGGTTAGGTATCAGAAAAGGGTCGGACGCATTTCAAGACCTGCTGAAAAACATGAAACGGCGTCATAAACACAATACGATCAACACAAGATCATAAAAAGACCAAACCCCATAACAAAACAAAAAAAAGAGGGTCACATGAGCAGACTTTCAAAGAAAGATAAGAGGCGTCTTCGTCAAGAGGGCGTCCTCGATTCTCATGCAAATTTCAACACCAAAAATTTCTCTCCCCGAATGTTCAATCCCAAAACTCATGGACAAGCCGAGGCGTTCGAAGCTTGGGAAGAAAATTACGATTTGATGCTTCTCGGTTGTGCCGGTACAGGAAAGACATTCCTAAGCCTGTATTTCGCATTATCAGACATTTTTGACAAAGACAGACCTCAGAACAAATTGGCCATATTCCGATCTGCGGTCGCCACCAGAGACCAAGGATTCCAACCCGGAAATTCTAATGAAAAATTGGCTATCTATCTAAGCCCGTATCCAGCAATAATCAACCGAATCATGGGAAGGCAGGACGCCTACGAAATTTTGAAACAGAAAGGGATGATCGAAACAAATTCTACCTCATTTGAAAGAGGTAAAGAGTATAATAACACGGTCATGGTAGTGGACGAGTGTCAGAACATGACATTTCATGAATTTGATACGGTCTATACCAGAATCGGCAACAACAGCAAAATTTTCTTTTGTGGAGACAATGCACAGAACGACTTTCTCATAGGACGAAGAAGGGAAGAGTCCGGTCTTGATACGTTTGTTCGAATCGCAGACCGAATGGAGGACTTTGACATTATCGAATTTGAGGTAGACGACATTATAAGAAGTGGGAAAATTCGTAGATACATCGAGACCAAACATCAACTGAATATGTGATTTGACCGAAGGTCAACATGGCGAAGCCATTGCTATATGGACCCTTTAAGACCCCGGAGACCGCTTTCGGGGTCTTATCATACCCAAAGAATCTCTTAAGACTCCTAAAATTTTTGAAAAATGGCCTTCGGCCTTGGCCTGCGGCCAATTTGATTCGAAGAATCATATTATTAAGTTTTTCAAAGAAAAAGTTAATTAAATTTTTGAAAAAAATTTGTACCCCCCCTTGAATCCACGATTCATTATACCAAGATTTTAATGATTCGTCCATTGCGCATTTTGTCGCACCCTTCAAAAAAGTTTTTCTAAGGTATCTTGACCTTATGTTGCGAATCAGCTATATTAAAGATGAAAGGAAAACAACATGACATACAAGATCACAAAACAAAATGCGAAAGCTTGGGTGGAAGCCCAGACCCGACACTGTGCAATGTCCTTCGAGACGATCTTCGATGTTCCGGGTTTTGAAAAGGCCCTGACCGTGAAGGTTGACCGTAAGGGTTGGCGCGCACGCGGCGGCATCAAGAACAACAAGCCGTTTGTGAAGTTTTCCCTGAAATCCACAGAGAACCGGGTTCTTGTCGGTAACACACGGTTTACGGAATATGGGTCGATTGCCAAGAGTCCTCACATCGGAACGTATAACAACGGGACGGTCGAAGGTGCCCTTCTCGCGCTCATCATTCACGAGTTGGCCCACGCTCTTGACTACTGGTTGATGTACAAAGGCAGCCAATTCAAAGAGACGGTTGAAGCCAAAATCCCGACATACGAAAGTGACGGACGCACGCGGTCGCGTGGGGGTCATGGGAGCCGCTGGAAAGGCATCTACCACTATGCCCGCCAACACCTGCTGAATAATGGGTACAGCACGGTCCAAGTGTCCGACATTCAACCGGCCCCGAAAAAGCGCCGCCAGTACAAGAAAAAGTACCGTGTTGCGACGAGAAAAACCGGGGAGCACACTACCAAGGTGTATTGGATTGAGGGTCGGGAGGATGTGACCGTTGTAGCAGAACAAGACTGGAAAGGTGGACGCTGGTACATTTCTCTCAACCTGCTTGGAGAGGCATACCGCCACCTTGAATTGAACGACTTCTATGGCGAAAGGGAACGCGATGGTCGCAAGGTCCGTAAGTTTGCGAACAAAACCCTCGATGAAGCAATCAATGAGTTTCCGTTCAAGCGGTCGAAAGCCGCTTGAATTGGAAGAACAGAATGAAAGGACATAATATGATTGATTGGAATGAAGACAGCACCTTCACAAAGGCCCATGCCGATGTTATCAACGGTCGGGGTGCGTGGAAAGGACATAATATGATTGATTGGAATGAAGACAGCACCTTCACAAAGGCCCATGCCGATGTTATCAACGGTCGGGGTGCGTGTGATGCAGTATATGAGTATGTGGGGTTGACAATTCGGGACTGTGCCGAGAAAGACCCTTGGGCAGCTTTGGTATATACCAAAGACCTTATCACACCCGAAAGACTAGACTGGTGTGCGGAAAAAGAACCTTCGGCAGCCTTGAGATTTTCCAAAGGTCATCTGACACCTGAGAGACTTGATTGGTGTGCGAAACAAGAGCCTTTGACAGCTTTGGTATATGCCAAAGACCGGCTGTCTCTCGATAGGTTGGATTGGTGTGCGAAACAAGAACCTTGGGTGGCCTTGAGATATGCCTCTGATCTTCTCACACCTGAAAGGCTTGACTGGTGTGCGAAACAAGACCCTTCGGTAGCTTTAGCATTTGCCGCAGACCGTTTGACGCCCGAGACCCTTGAATACTGTAAGGAAAACATATGACTTTAGAATGGAACGAAGACAGCACTTTCACCAGAGACCATGCCGACTTTATCAAAAATCGAGGGGCGTGCGATGCAGTCTATGATTTTGTCGGGCTGACAATCCGGGAGTGTATCGAGAAAGACCCTTCGGCAACTTTGGAAT